CGTGTTGATGTCCTCGTGCGCGATGCCAAGCCGCGCCATCGCGGCAATGCTGTATGTGGATTCTCGTACGCTCATTTCATCTCCTTTGGAACTGCGCGAAGTGCCGCCTCGACCATGTACGAGATGGCGAGCAGGTACTTGTCGCTGTAGAAAATCTCTCCGTTCGCTTCCTTGCGTGCAATTACAGCCTCCCTGTCCGTGCCAAGCAGCAGTGTGATCGTGCCGCTGACCAGGCTGTCAAGATGTTTGGCCGCACTGTCCATTGCGTACCAGTGCTGCCGGGACTCCCGGCCCAGATTGTCCGTGCCAAGGACAATCCACTGCGCTGACACATTGACGTCCCGTGGTTCTGCAAGTTTCACTGGTCCTCCATCCTGCGGATCGTCACCGCGTACTGCTCGCCGCTGTCTAGAAGCACGATGCAGCCATGCCCGTGATCCTTGAACGGCGTGTGGCGGAACGAGGAAACGTCGTTGATCGGCGCTGCCCCAATCTTCTCCACGGCTTCCGTGGCCGTCTTGCCGCATAGCGCCACCACTATGCGATCCTCCAACACGCGCTCTATTGCGCCCGGTGCGATCATGTCCATTGCTGTCTCTCCTGTCTCGGTTGCGAATCCGCGCCACGCGGCACGGGCGGTCAGGCTGGACGCGCCAGCCTTCCCGTCCTGGCCGAATCAGCGCATGGCTGCAAGAAACGTCTTGGACCAATCCGGCTCGTCCACGATGCGCTCGCGGATGCGGCTGCTGTACGGAATGGATCCGCCGATGGCCCTGCTGCGCGAGAATCGCAGCGATCCACTCTTGCCGATGAACAGGAACCACGACACCTGGGGGTCTGGATGGCTCATCACGATGTACTTGTCGCTGCGCGTCTGCACATCAACGTATCCGGCATCCTTGCAGCGCTCGTAGAAGATCTCTCGCAGTTTCATTGCTGTCTCTCCTGTTGCTGTGCGTCAGTGGACGCGGTTGATGTAAACGGTGTACGAGTTGCCGTTGGACAGCGTGATCTTGCAGCCAATGCCCTCGTCAGATCCGCAGCAGTCGATCTCGCTCAAGCACTCCACACGGGTGACGCTGCGGCAGTACTCCTCAAGATGCTCTGCCGTGTACTGGTCATCCATCGCGGCGATGATCGACTCGTTGATGAGCATGGCGTCCTTGCGAGCGTTCTTGTCTTCGGCGTTCCGTGTCATTCGGGTTTGCATTACTGTCTCTCCTGTTGGTTGGGGGCTACACGCCCTTGATGTAGGTACTATACCGTACTGCTACCAGTTGTATACCCCCTATGACGCATTTTCTGCCAAATTGCCAAAATGGTCCCCGTGGCATCCCTGGTCGGGGTTTTATTACCCGATATGCGTGCTGGCGAACGTCGGCGAGGTGCTGGACGGCAACTGGATGCCCCTGCCTGCCAGGTCAAGGTAGCGGTCCAGTTCCACCTGCCACTCCGCGCTGGTCTTGCTGATGGTCGCGGCCAGCCTGTCATCCAGTTCCCAATCGGCAGTCCCAGCCACCACCGCCGCGTATACGCCGCCCGGATAGACCTGCGCAGCCTCGGTCAATACGACCTCGTCCACAAGCAGCGTCTGGCTGCCGAGTTTGACCGTGAACGCCACGTTGAAGCGGACTTCGCTGGGCAGGCTCAACGGCGTGCAGAATGCGCCTTGCATCCGCGTCCAGGCTGTGTTGCTGACCGACAAGCCACCACCTGCCATGTTGCGGCTGACGCTGCATCCGCTGATTTCCGCATTGCTGCCGTCGCGCAACTGAAGCGCGATGGTTCCGGTGTTCACGGTCCCGGTATCGCCGCGCAGCAGCGCCGTGGCGATGTACACAGTGTTGGCCTTCACATTGGGTCGGCTTGCCGTCCCCATGACCTGGTAGATGTTGTGGGCCACCACGTTGTCGCCCACGACCTTGAGCGACCGCGAACCGCGTGCCGCCGTGGTGCTGCTTTGCAGGTTGGTTCCCTCCGTGCCTGTCTGCACGGTCCAGTCGAGCGCGAACGGCGTGCCGTTGACCCGCTCAAACCCGGAGTTTGACAGCATGTTCTGCCCACGGATGTTGCTGCCCTCGATCACGCCGCAGGTGCTGTTGATCGACAGGACCGCTCCGCTGCCGTAGCCGCTCGTCCCGTCCTGCCAGCGCCTGTCGAGCCTGTCCAGCCCCGCCCTGCCCTCGATCAGCCAACGCTCGTTGCCGCGCAACAGGCTGCCGTCGCGTGCGTCCTTCGTGCAGTAGGCGTTGAGCGTTTCCGCCAAGATGCTGTCGTTCGCGCCCTGCTTGGCCGTGTACTTGGCTCCTCCGTACGAGAACCTGCCGGACTCCGACAGGATCAGCGTGCCGTCGCCGCTGCTAGTGGATGTCACGCTGCCGATGCTGATGCCCGTCGTTGGGATTGACTGCGTCTGCGCGATCATGTCCACCGCAAGCACGCGGAGCGCGGTATCGACATCGGGAACCTCGCGCAGTCCGGTGCGGACACTCTCAAGCACCGTGCGCTCGACAGCCTCGCGGACGTTGGTCTGCAGGGGCCGCGCCATGCCATCCACCTGCATCTCTGTGTCCGTGCTGGCGAGCCTGCCAAGCCACTCCACGCGGTCGATGCTGGTCGCGGTGTACTGGGCGCGCACCTCCTCGATGTTCGTAAAGGTGCTGCCCTGCTGGCTGCGCAAGTCCTTGCCTACGGAAATGATCTTGCCAAGGCGAACCTGAAGCGAACCGTTCGTGCTGGTGTAGTCAATGGGCATGGCGATTGAATGGTATGGCGCGGTTCAGCGCCTCCTGCCGCGCCTTGCAGCCGCAGCCGCCAGCCTTGCCCTGCGGTGCTGGCTTGCGCCTGCGACCGAACATCCGGCCCATGCGTGCCGCAAGTGCCTGCGCGACATCGAGCCTGCCAAGGAACAGCAGCCAGATGCACCGCTCGACCAGGTCGCCAAGGCCGCGCATCTGGCGCGCAGTCGGCTCGGCGATGGACATGATCGGAACCCGAACCGGGCATGATGCGCACTGGGCATCAGTCACCTTTCCAAGCAGCGCGCATTGCGGCGTGCAGTCTGCGATCCGCAGGCGCGTGCAGTTGTGCAGGTTCAGCGAAGTGCCGTTGCACGACAGGACGGCCAAGACCTGCAGGGGCTTCAGGACACCGTAAGGGTTCGGCTGTACGTTCGCTGTACCGTGATCGTCCATAGGAAGTTGCCCTGCTGATCGCGTGCGGTATGGGTGCATACCTCCGTGTCCTCGCCACCCTCCCGAATGTATGTCCCCATGATTGTGTCACCGGGATAGCGGCACAACTTCCGGTAGACGCCATTCACGCCGCTGATTGTGCATGGGCTGTTGGGCCAATTCCATACAGTCTGGAAGTTCTGGCACTCCGTTGCGGCACGATAGTTCAGCACCCCCACGTTAGCAGCGGCACGGATATGGCACGGATTTGAGCCTGCGGTGGATTCAATGCTTGCACTGCTTGGGAATACAGCAAGTTGCCCTGGGATGGCTGTCGGGTGGCTCGTTGGCGGTGTGGGGTTGCTGTACTCACAGGTCGGCGGCGGATACGAGTACGAGACTCCAGAGCATTCATTGCCAACCACCGTCGTGATCTGCTGCGTGTCCTGAAACCACGGTAGCGCATCAGTGATCTGCTGCCTGAACACTGGCGCATCGCATGCGAAAGCCGTGCAGTTCCTCTGCACGACACACTGCCTGTTGTTGCATCCGATGATCCCAGTGATGTTGTGGCTACCGCATTCCGACAGCCTGGAGTACCTCACGACTCCTTGGCTTGGTATCAGCAATGTGCGGTTTAGGACCATCGAGCCGAATGATCCGCCGCCGAAGATTCGGCCACCGCAATAGTCGTACCCGTCCACGCTGATGGTCAGCCCCGCCGACATGGTGACAGTGCTTGGGCTTCCTGCCAGATCCATCTCCCAGCACAAGCACGATTCCGTTTCGCGGCGGCAGCAGCATCCGGCGGCAGCCGCTGCCCCCTGCTGGCTCATATCACGATCCCGTAGATCGCCACGGTGACTTTGTCGCCACTGACATAGAGCGATTCACCGGGCGACAGCGGCAGCGGATGCGTCAGGAACTCGGTGGCATGCTTGCTGGTCAACGACACGTTGTAGGCCAGCGTGTTGCTGGTGCTTGCCTCAGTCTGGCCCAGCCACAGGTGATGCAGTTCGTAGGAGCCGTTGTTGTTGGTCGGGGCCGCGATGCGGATGCTGGTCAGGATGACCTTGCCGCCGTTGTTGACCTGCACCGCAGGCGAAGGCGTCGTGGTTGGGCTTGCGATGTACAGAAGTTGGGCGTTCATGGTCATAGTCCGCGCAGGCGCGCCATGATGTGCGCAGCGATGCCTGCCTTGCCGTCAGTTGCTCCGGCGTCGGCTACCTCGCCATCCTGCTGTGCCTGTATCGCTTCAGTGTTGCAGGTGCATTCGGAGTTGAACGCGATAGGCGTCATGGTCACCCATGTCGTTGCTGGCTGCCCATCAATCACTGGCCTGAACACCCATATGATGCGACCCTGCTGAATAGGCTCAAACACGGATAGCGTCGCGCACTCCACGCTGGCTTCTAGCGCGCCGTAATAGGCGTTTGTCTCGTACAGGTTGTACGCCTGGATCGGCTCTCCGCTCTCCACCAGCGTGCAGTCGTACAGGGCGTTTGCGCCAGATATGACCGTGGCAAGTTCGACCGCTCCTGCAGTTGGCTTGCCGATGGCCGTGCCGATGTACACCATGCCCTTGTCGGATGCCGTCGCGCTGTCTGCCCTGCTTGCCAAGTGCGCCTTTACGACATCCTGCGTCTTCAGCGTCGGCTCGCTCTCGATCATCAGCAGAAACGCGCCATTGCTGCTAGACAGCCCTCCTTGGATGCCGTACGCCTGCACGCATGTGTCGCCGTTGATCGGACCCGGCTGCTGGATCGCCAGCCCTACCTCCTCAAATGGGTAGGACACGCAGCGGACTGCGCCCTGGCACAGTTCGTATCCGGCCTTGACGCCATCCCCGGTGATGCGCGCAAGGATCACATCCTTGTTGCGCTCCTGCTGCGTCGGCATCATCATCACGCGCTGTTCTAGCCGCACGATGGCCGCCAGCATCTCGTTCAGGCGGTTCGCGTCAAGCGCGCCGATCTGGAAGTTGGCGAAGCGCCGCAGCATCGCAGGTCACTCGCTGAATACCTGCCACTGCACGAACGCCGTGCCTGTCGCCGGATCTACCACCTTTACGACAGGAGAGATGGTCGTGCCTGTCTGCGCCGACAGCCTGATGACCGCAGGTTCCCCGGCGTTCAACTGGCCGAACGGGGCGAACGTCGAGCCGTCCCACGTTCCCACCTGCACCTTGGTTCCAGTGGTCAGGTTGATGAAGTTGGCCATGCCTCTGGTGGTGACATCCACCAGCAGCAGCGCCTCGGTGCTTGTGCTGACGGCCTGCACGCCGCCTGCGGCTGCGCTGCCAGTCAAGTTGATCAAAGCCGATGGGGGCGCGAACTCGTAGCGCAGGCTGTCCTTGTTCACGGTCATGCTGACGTTCAGTGCGATTTCGTTTGCCATGCTGTTTCCTCCTGTGCGCTAGTGACGATCAGCGGAGCCGCCCCAGCCTGAAGTCGATCTGCTCGAAAAATGACATCATCGGGTACGGCTGCACAAACGCTACGCGCTTGGCCTGCCCGGTCGCCATCTGGTCGTTGGGATTTGACGGCAGGTCAAGCACCACATATCCGTTGGCCTGACGCTGCGGGATCTGCTTCAGGTGGTACATCTGGTCAAAGGCGAACGTCAGGGTGTGCTGGTACATGCCTGTCGGCAGTTCGACCGTGCTGTGACCGCCGTATACAAGCGTGCCTCGGTCGTAGTTGGCGAACTTCGTCTTGTTGCGAGATCCAAGCAGCGGCGTTGACTTGGCCGGATCAATGCGCTGGCTGCTTGTCAACTCGATCAGCAGGCGACCTTCCGGGCGAAGCACCGTGGTCGGGTATCCGGCGGTGTCGATCTTTATGCCGCCGATGTCGCTCTCGGCCTGGTTCAGCGAATACTTGGGGACGTAGTCCGCATCGCATGTGCGCTCTAGCACCGCCTCAAACTCGCTGAAATACTTGTACTGCCGCCACTCGTCACGATGCACCACGTTCGTGTCGAGCCGGATCGACAGGTAGCCATCGTCATTTGGCGCGATGGCACGGGTGCTGCTTATTGATGCCTCTTCGCCACGGCGGCGATACGTCACCGTGACAAGCCATGCCTGCGGCACTGACGGGTCCGGGCGTATCGCGTAGTCGTACGCAAACAGCCGATAGACGTCGCGCATTCCGGCGTACATGCCGACTGGCAGGCCACCCGACAGATACTGGGACATCTTGGCCGGAAGGCCATTTGCCGCACCGACCAGTTCCCAGATGTCGCCCTCATCTTGATACGGGTGGCAATGGAACTCGCGCACCGCAATCGGCGACCCCTCCTGAAACGTCACATTGGCGGTAGTGGTCAGTTCGCGCACTGCCATGTCAGTTGCCTCCGCTGAACTGCTGCCCGATTGTCTCGATGATCTGCTTGATGCGGTCCTGCGCCTGCAACTGCTGTCCTGCGATCTTGACCACCTCGCGTGATGCCTGCTCTGGGCCGCCGACGCCAAAGCGGAACGTACCGAACGCCGCCTGCACCTCGCCCTGCACCATCGGCAGGCGCGACTGGATCATGCGCGAACGCTCGTCCTGCCGCATCAGCAGCGTCTGTCGTGCCATCAGTTCTGCCAACTCGTCGCGCAGGCCGCTAATCATGTTCTCATTGGCTCCAACTGGAACCCCCATCATGTCACCACGCGCCGTTCCAATTCCATATGGGGCTGTCATCGGATTGCCACCTGCCGCTGCGGTGGCATATCCGGCAGTAGGGGTCAGCATCTGCATGTACCACGGCAGATCCTCCGCTCGCGGCGATGTGCCAGCGTGAAATCGTCGCGCCGAAGTGACGCCCTGCGCCTGACCGTTCAGCATTCCCTCGGCAAATCTCAAGCCGATTTCCTCTCCATATCTCTCAAATAGGCTGGCCACGTTGCCAACCGGAGCGCCAAGCACTGGAACAGATCGCACAAAGTCGTTGATGCTTCCCTGAACGACCTTGAAGAAGTCAAGTCTAGATCCAAATTGCCGATTCATCTGATCGGCAATCGTTCCGACCAGATCAGCAACGGCTGCGACGCTGAATGCTGACTTGAGTCCGGTCATGAGCCGCTGGCTCATTGACTGCCCAAGCGCCGCATCCATCTTGCGGCCCATGTTGCTGGCAGCCTGCCCCACCTGCGCCTCTGCCTGCGCAAGACCGGACCCAAGGCCAGCGAGGTTGGTCAGTACGTCGATTGTGAGCGCCGCCGCTGCGCTGCCGCCGCCTGTACTCATCCGTGGAGCCTCCGCATCTCTGCCTCAACTCTAGCGCGGTGGTCCGTAGCAGGGTCCATGCCACTGCCCTCGTCACGAAGTACCGCATTCAGCGCGGCGATCCAATCCGCGATCTCTGGAATGCTCATGTCCATCGGGTTGCCAAGTCCCGGCAGGTATCTGGCGATCACTGCGGCGTTGCGCCGCCAGTCCTCGTCGGACGGCGGCTCTACGGGTTTCCCTGCTGGGCATCCTGCGGCGGCTTGATGTCCCAGCCGCAGACCCGCATTGCGAGGATGCACACGCTGTCCGGGTCCATGCCCTCAAGCGCGGCGTCAAGCGCCTGTGCTGGCACGCCTGAACGCGCCGCCGACCGCTCAAGGATCGCCTGCGCGCCGTCGTAGGTCTTGCACATGTCGATGAGGGTGGCGTAGGCGCTGCGCTTGCTGGCGTAGTCCTGCGCAGCCAGGGCGATGTCCTGCGCACTCGCGCCGGATCGGCGCAGCGCCGCCTCATGCTCCTGCTGGCGAGCCGCAAGCCACGTTCCGGTCAGTTCGGTCCAATCCTTCAGGGCGATGAAACGCAGCGTGATGCTGCCGATGGTTACGGGCGCTTTCATAGTGTGCGGGATCGTAACCAGTCGTTGTCGATGCGGATGCACCGCTCGACCTCCTGCCGCCTCCGTGCTGTCACCCATTCAAGGGTGGCGGGGCTGAACTGCATCGTGGCTGCGACGGCTCTAATGGCATCCTCGCGACTTACATGGGGGCTGACGTACAGCCGGAACGGCTTGCCTGCGTTCGACCCCGTCACCACCCAATCCTGCTCGGTGGTGTATGCCTCGACGCCGACGCAGCCGGGAACTGGAACGCCAACCACGCTGGCCTCTCCTGCCAGCCTCATGTCAGGTTCCCCAGACGATGGTGAACGGGCTAGTGGTTCCGGTGGTGGTCGGATGCGACAGGCTGAAATTGAATGTCACGGTGGCGTCCCCGCCCTTATTGCTCGCCAGCGCCACATCGGTCACAACGCCGTTGAACACGATGCTGTTGGTTCCGCTCGCGTTGCTGCGCGCCACAAGGGTAATGGACGCTCCGCTGACTGCCGTGTGGCCCTGCAGTTCGCCAGATGTCGTGTTGGCGAATCCGGCCTTCGTGTCGAGGATGCCGCCCGCGCTGCCCGTCAGGTCATACAGGCCAAGCAGCCGCTGGCGTCCGGCCTGCCCGAACTCGGTGACATCGGACACGGCGCGGGTAATCGTCGCGCTCCATGTGTTCAGGCTGCCCACGATGCCGTTGCCGCTGACGTTGCCCGTATTGCCTGATAGTGCTGCCATTATGACCTCGTAGTGAAGATCGTGTAGGTGGTGCTGATGACGATGAACTCGTCGGTGGCTGATGGTACGCCGCGTGTGGCGCACTGGAGAGCCACCCGCCCGTAGTCGCTGGTTCCGGGGTTCAGTTCCTGCTGGTCCAGCAGGGCGAACAGGGCTTCCTCGATGTCCATGGCGACGGCAGCGCCAAGGCGCGCCACGCAGTAGATGTCGAACGTGATTGACCCGTTCAGGATGTGCGTCCCGTCGTACTGGTTCGCGTTGTCCATCGGGTCGAGGCTGTAGACGCAGTGCGGAAAGGCCACATTCTGCGGACCCTCCATGTGGTAGTACCGTCCGTCCAGCAGGGCATGGAACGACCCCGTGGAAGTGGTGCTTCCTAGCCTGTCGTAGATGGCGTCAACGATGTCCTTCATGCCGTCATGAACCCAGCCAAGCGTAGGCGGTTGGCGATGATCTTCGGGGCGATTGGCTTCATGGCCTCAAGCGACGGATCGACGTAGGGGCGCTTTGCCATGCGGGTCGTGCCTTCCTCAAGCCACTTGGCGTACTTCAGCCGGATGCCAATGCCCCAGCCCAGCAGCGTCCCCTTGTTGATCCGGCGCGGCCTTGCCATCTGGACTGATCGGCGCAGGCGTCCCGTGCGGACGGCTGGCGGCTGTCCAGGCGCGCTGGCTCGGTGCAGTCCGGCCTCGCCCAGGTTGGCGAAGTTGCCGCGCTTGCCTCGGCGGTTCAGCAGGGACGCGATCTGGGCGTCGGTCAGGTCCACGCCACGCCGCATGGCGAACATGGTCCGCGACCTGCGCTGGCGCGCCACAGCCTCTGCCCCGACCACATCGGCAGCCTTGAACTTGCCGCGACCCCTGAACGCCGTGTGCAGGTGTCGCGCTGTCGCCACGCGCTCGCGGTCCTCCTTCTTCAGGCCGTAGTCCTCTCCGATGAACTGGTCTAGCCTCCGTGCGCCGCCTGCTGTCTTGGCGTAGATCCTGCCGCTACCGGGCTGCGACAGCATCCGCTGAATCATGCCCTGCGTTTCCACAAGCGCCTCCAGAGCGCCTTGGCTGGCCGCAGCGGCCACCTGACGCTGCATACGGGCTGCGCTGAAGGTATGGCGCGCAGGCATGGCTACAGCGGCAGCACCCTAGTGAGGGCAAGGCGCATGTGCGCCAGACCGTCCGCGTAGGTGCGCTCGTCCGGCGTGCGGACCTCCTGGATGTCCCAGAAGTTCGTGCCGACAAACAGCCGATCTTGCGGCAGTATGTTCGTGCCAAGCGCGCAATACCCGGTCGCCGATAGCGTGTTGCGCTGCGCGCCAAGGGTGTCGCCCTCGGAGCCGCCGCCCTGCTGGATATACACCGTGACTGCCGACAGCGCCGTGGTGTAGGTGTTGATGATGCTGCCTGTGGCGTCCCGCGTCGTGGTCGGTCGCTGCGTGCTGCAGGTCACGCCCCACTGCTGGATCATGCTGTCCACGCTCACTAGTTGATCTCCTTCCAGCGAGCCAGCAGCGTGTCTAGCCGTGCGTTCATCTCCTGCGCGGTGGCGCGGGTGTACGAGTAGTCGCCTAGACCCTCGGACACCAGGTTGCCGTCGCGCCTACGGTCGCGGTACAGCATGGACGCCACCTCGATGCACGCCTGTTCGACATCGTCCGGCACGGTGGCGTACCCGGCGGTGTACTCGATCAGCACGGACTTCATGGCGTTGGGCATCACGCCCTTGTCCAGCGGCCAGTACGCGAACCAGGAGCGGTCGATGGACAGGCGTCCGGTCGGGTAGTCGTAGGTGTACTCGCTGGCGATGTCAGCGCCGTACAGCGTCACGGTCGCCAGCCGCGTGTCCGCGCCTGCGCGTGGGCGCAACTGCACCGAGCGGATGTCCTTGCCGATGCTGCAGTCGAAGCCGTCCGTCCGGCTGATCTCCGCGCCAAGCAGGGCCGTGGTCGGATAGGTGGCGAGCGACAGCGTTGTGGCGGTGGTCACGCCTGCCTGCGTGGTGCGGGTCAGCACGACGCTTGGCGTGTCGATCTCCTGATTGACAGCGACCGAAGCGCGCAGGTCGGTGGCGTCCGCGCTCGTCACGACGAGCGACGCGACCGCTCCGCTGAACACGTTGGTGACCTGCGACACGGGCCACTGGTACAGCCGAATGGTGTCCACGCCTGCGCCGTTGCGCCACTCGGCGTAGGACCGCTGCTTGATGTTGCGCTCCAGGTACGACTCGATGCGGCTGGTGGCGCGGTCGATTGCCGCCTCCAGCACGGCATCATCGGTGGATGTCGTGATGCCCAGCCAGGACTTCAGGTTGGCGAGCGACGTAAGCGCGTAGGTTCCGACTGCCATGAACGAATCGTATGCCCTACCGGGCGTACCACGGCTTGCCCATGCTGTAGTAATGGCTGGTCGATTGCCACTGCCTGCGCAGATCCTTGTCCACCCACGCCACGACCAGTTCAGCGTGGCCGACGCAGACCTTGGATGTCAGCCATGCCTTCAGCCCGGCCTTCTCCCACTGCCGCCAGAACCAGATGTCATCGTCAGTGCGTCCCTCGCCCCATGTGCCGTCCTCGGCAGGCACGCCGACAAACCACGGCCTCGGCAACTTGTGCAGCGCCTCGCGCCGGATCAGCGTCAGCCCGAAATGGGCGGTAGCCACCTGCATGGCGTCCTGGTGCAGTTCTGTGGACAGGATGCCTGCCTTGGGCTTGCCGTCCTTGTCCTTGACCGTCAGAAGCGGTGCGGTGCGCTCGCGTCCGGCTTGCATCGGCGCGAGGATGTCAAGGTCATTGCGTTCGGCGATGTCGCGCAGCATGATGATGTCCGTGGCGTCGTACACCGTGTCGTAGTCGGCGGTGATGATCCACTTCACCTTCTCGTTGCGCATGACATCCGACAGCACGCGGTCCATGCCCTGCGTCCAGAACACGCCCGAATAGCGCGTCAGGTTGATTCCCAGCGCCTTGGTCGCCACGGCGGTGCAGTACATGTGGTCGCTAAACATCAGGCGCGGACAGGTCTGCACCAGCCACATGTCGCTGAAGTCCGGGTACTTGGCGGGGACGCTCGCGTGCGGCTTGCGCGCCTTGAGGTTGAGCGTGACGGGATGGCGCGAACAGTCATCGGCGTCGCCCTCCCACTCGCAGACATCGGTCAGCCCTGCGCCCTCCAGCAGCATCTTCAGTTTCTGCGGCTGGTAGATCGAGCGGTGGACATCGAGCGCGTCCGTGTTGCCGCCCATCAGGTAGCCCTCCAGCGGCAGTTCGCCGCCACGGCCCTCCCTATACCACTCAACGATCTTGTCGAAGTTCGGGACTGCGATCTTGAGCCAGCATCCCGGCTTCAGCACGTTCGCCCAGTGCTGCAGGACCGCAGGCACTTCCGGGTA